CCTTATGTTCCTCTCCAAATGGTACGTGCCGTTGGTGAGAACACCTTCCAACCCAAAATTGGATTTAAGACCAGATACGGTCTTGTCGCTAATCCCTTTGCGGAAGGTAATGTGGATAACCAAGGTCTTGGTCGCCTTGCTGCTAATAGCAACCGCTATTACAGACGTGTATCTGTAAGGAATCTCATGTGAGTCATATTTAAAACTCAAATCACTGGAGGGGAGAAATCCCCTCTTTTTTATTGTTTTCAAAAATTTCAATAATACAAATATCAATATCAAGTCCTAAATATCAATAAAAACTATGAAGACCTTTAAACAATTTGTAATAGAGGCAACTCCGTTTGCAGTCATGGGTCCAACAAGTGCTTACGGTCCTGGATTATATGGCAATCTAACTGCTAGTGGTCAAAGATTAACTCCAAATATGTTAGGTATCGCTCATAAGACATTACCTTTAGGAAGTAAAGTTAAATTAACTGATCCTAATACTAGGAGAAGTTTAGTTGTACCTGTAATTGATAGGGGACCTTATGTTGGAGATAGACAAGCAGACTTGACAGATGCTACAGCAAGACAATTGGGTTATAAAAACTGGAAAGATTATGGAGTTAGAAATATAGATGTGACTCCAGAAAAACCAAAACCAAAACCAAATATTCCAGACTTAGGTATCAAAGTTAATATGACATTGCCAAAAATTGTACCATATAAGAAAAAATGACCTGCAATTTTCCAAAACAACTTACAAATAAGAACTTTCTTTCCCCAGTAGGATTTAAGTTTAATCTTACAAAAAGTCCCAAAGTTACATTTTATTGTAATTCAGCAAAAATCCCAGAAATTACATTAACTACTGAAATTCAACCTTCCTATTTAAAGGATTTAGATATTCCAGGAGATAAGATTTCATATGAAGATTTTAGTATGAGATTCATCGTGGATGAAGATATGGTGAATTACATGGAAATTCACAACTGGATTACTGGACTTGGATTCCCAGAAACTGCACAACAGTACAAGGATTTAATTTCAGATTCTTCAGATGTAACTCAAATAATTGATCCAAAAAAAGCATTTAGTGATGGTAGTCTCTATGTGTTAGATAGTAAATTTAATACAAATATAGTTGTAAAATTTAAAGACTTATATCCAATCAGTCTATCATCTTTAGATTTCGATGCCACATTATCCGATGTTCAATACTTAACTGCTGTGGCAACATTTAAATATACAGTGTATAATATTCTAGATAAAAACAACAATCCCTTATGACCATTGAAGAAATTGAAGAGATGTGGAAAAAAGATTCTATCATCGATCCTGATAATTTACATGAAGAGTCACTAAAAATTCCACAGTTACATTCCAAATATTATAACATCTATAATATGATAACTCTACTGAGAGAACGTGCCAGAGAAACCTATAACAGGGTCTACTTAGAACGTCATAACTACTACACAGGAAAGGCACCAGCAGAGGTTTACGTGGAAAATCCATTCCCATATAAGATTCGAGAGAAAGACGCCTTACAGAGGCATATATCCGCCGATGAGAGACTCAATAAAATTGACATGAAGATTCGATATTATGATGTGATGTTGAAATTTCTTGAAGAGATTATTAAGTGTGTTTCAAATCGTGGATTTCACATTAAAAACAGTATTGACTTCATGAAATTTACCGCTGGATACAATTGAGTGAAATAAATATTCATAACTGAAATGTTATGAATGTCACACTTGGTTATATCAAAAAAGAATGAAGTTTATCTTCAAATTGAATCAGAACCTCATATTTACTATGAACTAAGAGATGCATTTCAATTTGAAGTACCAAATGCAAAATTTTCACCTGCATATAAGAATAAATGGTGGGATGGCATAATTTATATGTTTAATGTAAATACTAAAGAAATTTACATTGGACTTTTAGATAGAGTAATTCAGTTTTGCAAAGATCATAAGTATACCTACGAGTTTAAGAAAAATAATTATTATGGTCTTCCATTTGAACAAAATGAAGAGATATCCAAGGAAGGTGTAAAAGATTACGTTACATCAATTTCAAAATACACTCCAAGAGATTATCAGATTGATGGTATCTATCAAGCACTTCGTAATAATCGAAAGGTGATTTTATCTCCAACTTCAAGTGGTAAATCTTTGATGATTTATTCACTTGTTCGATATTATGTGGCAAAAAATAATAGAATTTTAATTATTGTTCCAACAACATCACTTGTATCACAACTTTATAAAGACTTTATTGATTATGGTTGGAGTGCAGAGAATCATTGTCATCTCATTTATTCAGGTCAAGAAAAAGATGATGATAATAAAGAGGTTTACATTTCAACATGGCAGTCTTTATTTAAGTTACCTAAAAAATACTTTCAAAAGTTTCAGTGTGTAATTTGTGATGAATGTCATCAAGCAAAAGCAAAAAGTATAACTTCAATTGCTACAAAACTTTGTGATGCAAAATATAGATTTGGATTCACAGGAACTTTAGATGGAATTGAAGTACATAAACTTGTACTTGAAGGTCTATTTGGTCCATCATATAAAAGTATTCGTACAGATGAACTCATTGAAAAGGGTCATGCTGCAACTCTGAATATTAAAGTACTTCTTCTCAAGCACTCACCTAAAAAGATAGAAACCTATGAAGACGAAGTTCAATATATTATTCAGAATGATAAGAGAAATAAATTTATTCGAAATCTAGCATTAGATCTTAAAGGTAATACTTTAATTCTTTATTCTAGAGTAGAAACTCATGGTGAACTTCTCTATAATCTCATAAATAGTAGTACAACAAAAGAACGTAAAGTTTTCTTTGTTCATGGTGGAGTTAACACTAAAGATAGAGAATTGGTAAGAGAAATTACTGAACGTGAAAACAATGCAATTATTGTTGCTTCTTATGGAACTTTCAGTACAGGAATTAATATTAAAAATCTTCATAATTTAATCTTTGCATCTCCATCCAAATCTAGAATTCGAAATCTTCAATCCATTGGTAGAATTTTAAGAAAGAGTGATAGTAAAAATAAAGCAACTCTTTATGATATTGCAGATGATATGACATATCAAAATAGAAAAAACTATACATTAAATCATTTAATTGAAAGAATTAAGACTTATACGGAAGAAAACTTTAATTACGACATTGTAACCATACCTTTTAAAGATTCATGAATGAGGAGTTTTATTGCACACTAAAATTAGTATCAGGTGAAGAATTACTATCTTTAGTTATGAATGATGATAATGATGGTGATCCTATTCTAATTCTTCAAAATCCAGTTACAATTAAAACAACTCATACTCAAACTGGTGTTGTTTTAAAGGTTAAACCTTGGATGGAATTATCTGATGATAATTTTTATATCATTAGATTAGATAAAGTCATTACTATGACTGAAACTAAAGATAGTAGATTAATTGAAATCTATAATCAATATATTTTAGAAAATGATTCAATGGAATCTTATTCATCTACAGGTGAAGTTAAACCATCTTCTCGTATGGGATACATCTCTACCGTAGATGATGCTCGTAAGAGTCTTGAAGAAGTTTTCAAGAAGTCTTAGAGTTCCTTAAGGGCTTTAGAGAACTTAAAGAGCCTTTATTATGTGCTTCATCCGTGACAAACCTAGTCTACTGATTTTCAGGAGTCTTGTCAAGCCCCCCTGAGTATGATACAATACGTGAACAATCAAACTTAGAGTTCAATGACATGCCAAAGAAAAAACCAGAGCATTATGTAAATAATAAAGACTTCTTAGAAGCACTCATCGTCTATAAATCAAAGATTGAAGAAGCAGAGAAGATATATTTTGAGAAATATGATAAGTATCCACCTAAGACTGGCAATTGGGATGGTAAACCAAGAATTCCAAATTATCTTGGAGAATGTTTTTTAAAGATTGCAACACATTTATCTTATAAACCAAATTTTGTAAACTACATGTTTCGTGAAGACATGATTTGTGATGGAATTGAAAACTCAGTTCAATATATTCATAATTTCAATCCTGAAAGATCAACAAATCCTTTTGCATACTTTACTCAAATTATTCATTATGCATTCTTAAGAAGAATTGCAAAAGAGAAGAGACAACTTGACATTAAGACTAAAATTATTGAACGAACTGGTTTTGATGAAGTTATGATGGTGGATAATTCGTTGCTTTCTGGTCCAAGTTCAGAGTATAATTCTATCAAAGACAATATTTCATATCGGAACAATAGATGACACTTATATCTTGCCTTACAGATACTCACTGGTCCTTTAAAAAATCATCCAGACATTTTCATGATTATTTTGAACTTTTCTATAAGAATGTATTTTTTCCAACCTTAGAGGAGTATGGAATTAAAACCGTCATTCATATGGGTGATGCTTTTGATAATCGTAAGAGTATTGATTTCTGGGGATTAGAGTGGACAAGACGAGTGATTTTAGAACCTTTAAGAGATTATGATGTTCATATGATAATTGGAAATCATGATATCTTTCTTCGTAACTCAACTGAGATTAATTCACCCTCACTTCTTCTCAAAGACTATCCAAACATTAAGACCTATAGTTCACCCACCAATACAGTTATCGATGGTGTTAATATGACCTTGATTCCATGGATATGTGAAGATAATTACAATGATACTATGAAAGTAATTGAACAATCCAATGCTAAAATTGCATTAGGGCATTTAGAGTTAAATGGATTTAAAGTGAATTCAAATATGACAATGGAAGATCATGGATTAAACTCCACGATTTTTGATAAGTTTGAACGAGTTTATTCTGGTCATTTTCATACTCGATCTGATAATGGTAAAATTTTTTATCTCGGAAATCCATATGAAATGTATTGGTCTGATGTTAATGATACTCGGGGATTTCATCTTATTGATACCGAAACTCTAGAACATACGCCTGTAAACAATCCATATAAAATGTTTTATAACATTTACTATGAAGACACTCCACATCAATTAATTGATGTTACACAATATGAAAATAAAATTGTAAAGGTAATTGTTCGAAAGAAGACCAAACAAAAAGACTTTGATAAGTTTATTGATAAACTATATACTGCAAAGATTCAAGAATTGAAAATTATTGAAAACTTTGAGATTCAAGAGAATGTTGATTTTGAAGTGACTGAAGATGAAAATACTCTTATGATTTTGAATCGTTATATTGATGAATCGGAGTTTGAATTTGATAAAACTCGAATCAAAACTATCTTTCAAGACATTTATAAACAAGCGTGCGAAGTTGAATAAAATGTATCTTCTTACACTTAAAGACAAAAAAGACGATGGTGCTTATGCAGTTCAAGATTCTTATGGACATAAAGTTTTGTTTTTATTTGAAGAAGAAGATGATGCAACTCGATATGCTATGATGTTAGAAGATCAAGAGAGTCAAGAAATGGATGTAGTAGAGGTAGATGATGAACTTGCAATAAAAACTTGTAGACTCTACAACTATAAGTATTCTATAATTACTCCAAATGATATTGTAATTCCACCGAAGACAAATTTTGTCTAATCGATATTGAACTTCCTAATTAATTTTTAACTACCGTGATTACATTTAAAAAAATTCGTTACCGCAATTTCCTATCATCTGGAAATCAATTTATTGAATATGACCTCACAAAATCTCATACAACACTGATTATTGG